CGTAACAAGGGGTGCGAAGCCTGCTGAGCCAATGGATGCATCTAAGAAAGCTTCTTATACTGCTGCCCAAGGCACAGTTGAAGATCTTGGAGGTCCAACCCCTGAGAACTACAAGCCCGACGATAACTCGGCTGCCCTGAAGGCTCCTTCTCTGGCAACAGTTAAGGATATTGTTAACAGAGGTGCGAAGCCTGCTGAAGCTATGCCCAAGGCTCCTAAGTACGTTGCTGCTGGTGACGACGTAGAGCTAGAAGATGGTCAAGAGGTTGTTGCGGAAGCCGAAGAAGAAGAGGTCCAAGTCAACGTTGAGGAAGACCTTGCTGCTCTGTTCGGTGGTGAGGAGCTCTCTGAAGAGTTCCAAGAGAAAGCAAAGACAATTTTCGAAGCTGCTCTGACTGCTAAGATTGGTGAAATCCAAGAAGCTCTTGCTGCTGAGTACGAGCAGGCTCTCACTGAGAACCTGGTCGAAGTCAAGGCAGAGCTCGTTGAAAGACTCGATGCATATCTTGAGTATGTTGCCGATGAGTGGCTCACCGAGAATGCTATCGAAGTTGAGAATGGTCTTAAGACCGAAATGACCGAATCGTTCCTGCAAGGAATGAAGGGTCTCTTTGAAGATCATTATGTTTCCATCCCTGATGATAAGTATGATGTTCTTGAGAGCATGGTAGATAAACTTGATGAAATGGAAAATAAACTCAACCTGCAAGTTGAGAAGAATATTTCCCTCACTAACAGACTGGCTGAAGCTACTGCCGAAGGAATCTTTGGTAAAGTAACTGAAGGTCTGGCTGATACACAGAAGGAAAAACTTGCTTCTCTGGCTGAAGGTGTTGAGTTTGCGGGTGAAGAAGAATACCGTGGTAAGTTAGAAACTCTTAGAGAATCGTATTTCCCTTCTGCTAAGAGTGCAAACGTAAAATCTTCTGAAACACTGTCGGAGGGTGTAAGTGATCCTGAGCCTGAGGTTTCCTCTGATGCCATGGCTGCTTACATGAGAGCCCTTTCGATTAAAAACTGATCATAAATTGTAAACCACAAACTTAACTCTAAAGGAGAGCAATGTTTAATTCCGAAAAGCTTATGGAGAAGTGGGGTCCTCTGCTGAATGCAGAGTCCTGCGATCCTATTAAAGATTCCCACAGAAAGGCTGTTACTGCCGTTCTGCTCGAAAACCAAGAAAGATTCCTGCGTGAGCAAGCTGCCTTCGATCAAGGTGGAATGCTGACCGAGGCACCTACCAACTCTGCTAATGCTGTTGGTGCTTCTGGTGGTTTCGGTGGTGGTGCTGCTGCCGCTGGTCCCGTTGCTGGTTTCGACCCTGTTCTGATCTCCCTGATCAGACGTTCTATGCCCAACCTGGTTGCTTATGACCTGGCTGGTGTTCAACCAATGAACGGTCCTACTGGACTGATCTTCGCAATGCGTTCCCGCTACTCTTCTCAGAGTGGCACCGAAGCTCTGTTCGACGAGCCCGATACCGCATTCTCCTCCACCAGAGACTTTGCTTCTGGCAGAACTGGTGGTAACTACTCTGGTCAAGTTCTTGACGGTGAACTGGTCGGTTTCGGTACAACTGGTGATCAGCGTGGCACCAACCCCTCCGTCCTGTCTGGTGCAGGCACCACAACTGGCATTGGTACTCAGTACAATGTTGGTCAGGGTATGGAGACTGGTGATGCTGAAGCTCTGGGCGACGGCACCAACGAAGACTTCAACCAGATGGCTTTCTCGATCGAGAAAGTTACCGTTACTGCTAAGTCCCGTGCTCTGAAGGCAGAATACTCCCTGGAACTGGCACAAGACCTTCGTGCTATCCACGGTCTGAATGCCGAAGCCGAACTGGCAAACATCCTCAGCACTGAGATTCTTGCTGAGATCAACCGTGAAGTCATCAGAACCATCTATAAGGTTGCTGAGAACGGTGCTCAGGCAAACGTTGCCACCGCAGGTACATTCGACCTGGACGTTGACTCCAATGGTCGTTGGTCTGTTGAGAAGTTCAAGGGTCTGCTGTTCCAAATCGAGAGAGATGCCAACCGCATCGCACAAAGAACTCGTAGAGGGAAGGGCAACATCATCCTGACTTCTGCTGACGTTGCTTCTGCTCTGACCATGGCTGGTGTACTCGATTACACCCCTGCCCTGAATGCAAACCTGAACGTTGATGACACTGGCAACACCTTTGCTGGAACCATCAACGGTAAGTACAGAGTTTACATCGATCCCTTTGCTGCTAACTCTGCTGCTAACCAGTACTACGTCGTT